CCATCAGGTTATACAACAGCAAACTCAAGAAAAATTGGTGGATTTCATTATGCACCAGGTGGTAATGCTCCAGCACAAGCAGGTGGAAACTCAACACCACAGATTAACTCATATTCTCTTTGGGATTTGAAGTGGAAACCTTCTTGTTCGAATCCAAGAGGAATGACATTAGTTGCTGGATCCTTTTGGTCTGATATTTATTTAACTGGTGTTGATTGGTATACAAATGGAACCAGTAAATATAATGTTGCATATGCTGATGGAAGTTCACCTGCAAAAATTCCTGCTTCTTATGGTGGTAATGGATCCAGTGCATATGCAAATTATGATTGGTGGAATGCAACAGAAGTTGTCACATCAGTTGGTAAAAGATTACCTAATTATAATGAATTCTCTGCACTTGCATATGGTACAACAGAAGCATCAAGTGTTGGATCAGAACAAAACTCAACTGTACTTAATGCAGCATACACTTCTCGATGGGGCGTTATACAAGCATCAGGTGTTTTATATACTTGGGGTAATGAATTTGGTGGTCCTTATGCTGGTGCTTCATGGGTTGCTACACCATTATCTAGAGGTAGTGCTTATAATTTATCTAATGCCGTGCTCTTTGGTGGGCACTGGGGCAACGGGTCTAACTGCGGTTCACGTTGTTCTGACTGGAGCACCGCTCCTTCCTACTCCAACAACATCATTGGGTCTCGTGCCGTCTGTGATCACCTGATACTTGTCTGACCGACGCGAAAGCGGCGGTCGTAATTACTCTTAAAAATAATGAATAAAGAAAAGATTTATACTGATTTGATTATTATTGAAAAATATGAAAAATTCTTGAATTACATGTATCCTATTGCACAAAATATTCCAAGAAAACATGGAATTATGAAAGAGATGTTTATTCATTCTCTTTTAGAGCAAGTAAAACTTTTTTCAATTGCAGGAAAATCAAATCAGATCAGTAAACTATACGTTTGTGATGCAGGATTACAAGAACTTCGTTTTTGGTTGAGATTTATGGAAGATTCTAATCGAAAATTGATTACACCAAAACAACATCAAGTCAGTTCATTGCAATTAGAAGAAGTTGGAAAGATATTAGGTAAATGGATGAAATCACTAAATAAAAACAAGGTTGAATAATATGCTATACGCCGTGCTCTTTGGTGGGAACTGGAACAACGGGTCTAACTCCGGTTCACGTTGTTCTAACTGGAACAACGCTCCTTCCAACTCCAACAACAACATTGGGTCTCGTGCCGTCTGTGACGACAGTCACTTCACTTCAATAACACTACGGTTTATTGAGTGGGTCACATTTAACTGTGGTCAGATTATTCAACCTGCTTCGGCAAATACACAAACAGGTTCAGTAGGGCAATTAGTAAGATTTTCTGAATATTGCCTCTGACACTGATGCCAAAGAGACATAACCATCTTTATGAACAAATTATAAGTATTGAAAATCTACGAGATGCTTATAATAAAACAGCAAGAGGAAAAAGAAATACTGTTGGATATTTAAGATTTAAAGAAAATAAAGAAGCAAATTTATATCACATTCAACAAGAACTCATTAGTCAAACTTATAAAGTAGGACCATTTCGGAATTTTACAATTTACGAACCAAAAGAAAGATTAATTAGTGCGGTCTCTTTCCGAGATAGACTTATACAACATGCAATTTGCAATATCATCTCTCCAATATTCGAGTCAACTTTACTTCCTTATACATTTGCTTGTCGTGTAGGTAAAGGAACTCATGCAGGAGTGAAGTATGTTCAGTCAATTACAAGAAAATATTCAGAATACAAATACTTTCTCAAAACAGATTATAGCAAGTTTTTTCCATCTATTAATAGAGAAATACTTCATACACTAATAGAAAGAAAAATAAAATGTAAGAGAACTTTATGGATACTTCAACAAATTATACCAAAAACTGGAAATGGTCTTCCTATTGGTTCTTTGACCTCTCAACTATTTGCAAATGTATATGGCGGAATTATTGATTTATATATTCACTATCAGTTAAAAGTTAAGCATTGGGTGCGATATATGGATGATATTGTAATATTTGGAAAGACAATAAAAGAACTCAAAGAAATTAAATATAAAATAGAACAATATTCATCAGAAAAAATGAATATGAAAATCAGTAAATATTCTATTCATTCATTATCGAAAGGAATCAATTTTCTTGGTTATAGAATATGGAAAACGCATAAACTTATAAGAAAGTCGTCAGTGATTCGTGCAAAAAGAAAGATTAAAAAATATATTCTAAATAAAGATATAGAGCAACTTAACCTTTTTCTTTCTGCCTGGTTGGGGCATATTAGATGGGCAAATTGCTACAACTTAACATTACATTTAGGAACTTACTATGAGACCTATTATCAATACTAGAGAAGATTTAGAAGCACTTAAAGGAACTGAACACTATGCAGAATTTATTCAGTCACTTAAAGGTTCAATGATACATAAAATCAATATTGCAGAATATCCTGAAGATTATAACACACCAGAGTATGATGGTCAAGTGATTGATCCAATTTGGGAAGAAATAGAAAATCTTGAAACAATTACTCGTTTTGGATTTACAAAAGAAGAACTTCAAAATCTTTGATTTATAGACCACTCTAAAAACTGTCCACTGACCTCCCAAAACCGACTTGGGAGGTTTTATAGTATCTGGAGACACACAAAACCAATGAGGTACTCCAACCTAGACCGATTACTCTTTATAATTTCTTTTATGACTTTTATGAATTGGAGTGTTAGGATCTGTAACGTAGCAATCAACGCAGTATTCTGATGCTTACATTATACACCAGCGGATACTCTTATAGCAAGCGTCGCTGTGAATCAATTGTAAACTGGTTCATTTCCAAACATCTTCCAAGACATCATCTTGAGATTGTTGTCAATCATCGCGGTATGTTGCGCGATGGTGTTTATGGTTGGGTTGGAGTGACTGATTGTGATTATCGTCCAAGATCCTTTGAGATCGAGATGCACAATCAATTGAATCCTGATCATTACACTCAAGTCTTAATTCATGAACTTTGGCACGTTTATCAGCACGTTACAGGTATTCTTAAGGACAAGTACGGCAAGAGGCATTGGAGAGGCATAGACCACTCTCTGACGGACTATAATGATCAACCATGGGAACAACAAGCATTTCAAATGGAATCAGTTCTCTATGAAGAATACCTGGACTACTTGACAACACTCTGAAAACTCTGTACAATGACCTTTGTGGAGGTTCAAAAAATTATATTAGTTACCTTAAATAAATAAAGATACCTGTTGAACCGCAATTCGCAGGAGGAGGGTGAAAGTCCCTCCTTTTTAATATAAATACATATGCGGTTCAATAGAGTAGAAATGAAAGGAGTAATTTACTGTTACCATTGTGTCCCAACAGGGAAAAAATACATTGGACAAACTATCCACGAAAAACATAGAAAAAGACAACACACGCGTGATTGTGAAAGAGGTGTTGATAATAAGTTTTATCGTGCTGTAAGAAAATATGGTTGGGAATTTTTTATTTATGGAATTATAGAAGAATATGATGCTGATGTTTTAAATGAACAAGAACTTTTTTATATTGACTATTATGATAGTTATAATAATGGTTATAATTCAACAATAGGTGGCGAAGGAGTGCGAGGATTTAGTCCTTCAGAAAAAACTAGAAAAAAACAAAGTGTAGCGGCTACAAATAGAGGATGCACCAATAAAAAATATTTTACAGAAGAGGAAAAAAGAGAAGCAAAAAGAAAAAGAGATAGAAAGTATTATCAAAAAATAAAAGAAGAAAGAAAAGAATATATGAAAGAATGGAGGAAAAATAATCAAGATAAAATCAAAAAATGGAAAGATGAAAATAAAGAATATTTAAAAAGTCTTTGGAAAAAGGGAAGAGAAGAGAATAGAGAAAAAAGGAATGAATATAGTAGATGGTATTACCACAATGTTACTAAGACAGTTGAAGAAGTGTCACATTAAAGATACAAAGAGGTAATGGTGATGCTATGATTACTAAAGAAATCAATCAATGATGAAAACTAAACGAAAGTTTATCAACATTCAACCCAAATCAAAGAAGGCAGTTAATCGGTTCATCAATCAAATGGATTCTCTTCATGCAATGGAAGTAGAACAAGAAAATGATTCACAATTCTTTGTTGTATCAATCAATCGTCGCTACTGTTTTTGGATTCCTAAAAATGGAAATGAACATTGGGAGATTGTTAAATGATTGGATTGATTGCTGGATTAACCTGCGGTACTAGCACATACTATGGTGTCGGAGATGGTTTTCATGGAAAAGTTACTGCAAATGGAGAAACATTTAGTGCTTACAGATGGACTGCTGCACATCCTTATCTACCTATGGGTACACGCATACGAGTAACAAATCAGGATAATGGTAAACAAGTTATTGTTCGTGTGAATGATCGTGGTCCTTATTCTCATGCGGATCTAGATCTTTCTTATGCTGCTTTTGCTCAAATTGCTTCTGTGAAAAAAGGTAACGCTGTCGTTTGTTGGAGGGTTGTTGGATGAAAAAACTGATTGTTTTTGCTGCACTTCTGTTCTCTTCTCCTGTCTTTGCTCAGGAAACACATCGTCCATTTCGTTATGAAACTGCATGTGGAATTGAAACTAAAGATGCTTTCTTTGAGGACACCTGTGTTGTAATTGAAACAAGGGAACCTAGTGGGGCACTTCGCACTCGCAATATCTTTTCAAATAAGTTTGCATTGACAATCAAAGGACGTTTTGATAAAGAGAAAGGATTCGTTCAAACTGATTCTCACAATAAGTTTGAATATCAATGGCAGTATAAAGTTGGAGGGGCAGGTTGGACTATGGTGATGCCGTCGTTTTATGTAGAAAATATTTCTTGGGACTAAATAGATTTGCCTGACTAAGGTTAACTGCAATTTATCTTTTCAGGTTTAAAGGAGGGGAGGGGCAACCTCTCCTTTTTAATATAAATATTTTTGCAGTTAACCTAATAATTACTATGTCTAAAGGCATAATTTACTGTGCTCATTGTATTCCAACAGGAAAAAAATATATTGGAAAAACACTTAAGTGTTTAGAGAGAAGAAAATCCTCACATAAAAGTGTTGCAAAATACGAAAAAAGAAATTTAAAATTTTATAATGCCATAAAAAAATATGGGTGGAATTGTTTTATATGGGGAGTAATTGAAGAATGTGATGTAGAGTTACTAAATGAACAAGAAGTATTTTGGATAGACAAATACAACACCTACTATAAAGGATACAATTCTACTTTAGGAGGCGGCGCAACAAATCCAACTTCCTTTAAAAAATTTAAATTTAAATCTCCTAACGGGGAAATATTAGAAGGAGAAAATATTGCAGAATTTTGCAGAAACTATAATTTAAGTTCTTCATCAATGGGATGTGTTTTATCTGGAAAAAGAAAATCTCATAGGGGTTGGACATTACCTGAAACCAAAGTTTATGGTTATGAATTAAGAACACTCAAAATTGAAAGAGAATTTACAATACAAAGTCCTGAGGGTACAATTATAACTGGTAAAAATATAACAAAATTTTGTAATCAATATAATTTAAACGCTGCTAGTATAATTGGGGTTTTAAATGGAAAGTATAAATCATATAAAAAATGGAAACTTCCAAAAACAAATTTAATAAGTCATAAATCTAGAATTGAAAAAATATCAAAAGAATTTGTTATTATGAGTCCCGATCAAACTATTATAAAAGAAAAAAATATTAAAGAATTTTCTAAAAAATATAATTTAATTCCCGGAGAAATATCAAGAGTTTTGTCTAAAAAAATAAAATCCCATAGAGGTTGGA